AAGACATTTTAACATCGAATTTAAAAATTGAAAGCGAAACAATATCAGATGTGTCTGATGCTGTTGTTTATTCTACTGATGGAACTATCTATAATGGTTTAACAGAAAACGATACTCCAACAACTATTAACACTGTTGCTATTACTGCTGGGTATGAGTGGGACGCAGCTGTAGAGGCTAATAGACGACCTGCTTTTGATATTTTGAAGTGTATTGAAGCGATTCAAACAGATAGATACCCTATTATTGCAAGCGGTAGAGGATTCATTGCTATGAATGAAGCAACTTTCAAATATTTTATGAACAACGAAAAAGTTTTGAATCATCCAACATTCAAACTACAAGAGGGAAATACTCTTAACGGATTTGTTGCAAGTTTCTTAAGATGTAAAGTTTATGTTTCTCCTGTTATTACTAACGATAAAGTTTTAGTAGGTATGGAAAAAACATGCGCGAATTGGGTTTCTGTGCAAGATTTGACTGTTGATGTTATTATAGATCCACAAAAGAAATATACTATAAGGGCTTCTGAAATCGGAGTTTTACAACTTACAGATCCTGAAAGTTTGTGTTTATTGACAAACGTGAGGGCCTAAAAATGTATAATCAAAATAGGATTCTTAACGATATTGGCACTTTAGTTCTTCCGCATATGACAACTGCCGAAAGGGATACTGTTGTAGGTAATGTTGGAATGATTATTTATGATTCTACGCAAAATAAAATCTGTTTTAAAAAGGCTGCTGCTGCTGCTGCTGCAAGTTGGGAGTTAATCACTTCCGTTCAGGAGGCCTAAAATGGCAGCTGGTGACGTTGAGGTTAGAATTGTTAATACTACAACATCAGACATTGATACTGCTATTACTGCTATGCGATTAACTGCTGGAGCTAATGGTAAATTTATGATGACGTCCATAGGACCAAACAGAAATCAGGTTGTTATTGTTGCAATTACAGAAGCATAAATTTATAAATTTCTTTATCCTTAATTAATTATGGCAGCTGGTGACGTTTATTGTAATATTGAAGATATTCCTGCAATTAATGCTTTTGATAGTAATGAAACAACAGGATTAATATTAGCTCAATTCTCAGAATTAACAGTAATTCCTAATACTGCAGCAGATCAGACAACTTCTTTTTTTGTATTTTTAAGAAGTTATGTTACATCTCCACAAGTAGAAAGTTATTTTGTGCAACATTCTGCAAGCCAACGAAATATTAAAATAAAAAGCACAGGAAAATTAAGTTTTCAGTGCCAGAACGGAACATCTTTAGAATCTGCAAGTACAATCCCATTAAATGAATGGGTACATATTTGTTGCCTGAGAACAGGCAATTTATTAAAAATTTATATTGATGGTGTTTTAGACGCAACCTCTGCTGCTCTTGCTCCAGGTAGCGCATCCATAGCCAATGTAGGACTAGCTTCTGCTTATGGTGGAGCTGGTGCCTTTTCTGTTAAAGGCGGATTTAGAGAATTTTGTTTTTATAGACGTGCTTTAGATTTAGCAGAAATACAAAATTTAGCTAATAATACTTCTGTAACATTAGGAAGAATTGCATATTTTCCTCTAACTAATAATTATATTGATTATTCTGGAAAAAATTTTCATTTAGGTGCAACTGCGACCAATATAACATTTAAAGGATTTGCAGAAGATCTAACATCAGAAATAAAAAATAAAAGGGTTACTGATAATGATAAATATTTTTTAAATAGCGAAGATAATCAAATTATTTTTTCTCATATCGAAGGTGTATAAAGAATATAAAATAAAATTTGTAGAAAGATTTATAAATAATCACTCACTCATTATATTACTATGAAAGAAAAATATAAGGAGGTAAAAAATTAATGGAAATTGACTTTAGCGGAAGATATACTAACGAACAAAATTGTAAGCATGGAGATAGAGGAGTTACTTTGTCTGAGCCAACTTTAGAAATTAAAACATCAAAAGATGGAGAAAAATATAACCAATATAATATTGAAGTTGAAATTAACGGAAAAAAATTAATTCATTCACCTAGAATAATGGAGGGTAGAAGATTGCAGGAGGCATGGGGGACAGATTCTAAAATGTGGGTTGGTAGAGAGTTTGAAGTTGTAATAGTTGTTAGTAATAGTTATGGATCACTTAAAAAAAGAGTTGAATTACAACCTATTAAATAATTTTATTTTTTTATATTTTCACAAATTTTTGTGGAGGCACTAGAAAGAAAAATCCGAGATGACATAACCAAAGTCGGAGTTACTCCGATTAAAATAATGATGAAAGGAGGACAAATTTAGTAAAATAAATTTTGTCCGCTACCAAAAAAAATTATTGGGGTGGGTGAAATTCCCACATCGGATATCAGCAATAGATTATTAGTTGGCTAAAACGACCAATTCCTACTAATAGGGAATAAGGGCGTAAGCAGGTTCGATTCCTGCCTATTGCTATATGATGAAAGTTAGAAAAAAACCTTATAAGAATAAAGGTTTTAAGGATAAAAGAAAAGTCGAAAAGAAATTTTTTGAGAAGATTAATCCCAAAATGAGAAATTTAATAAATAATTATAAACAAAAAACACTATGAAAGAAAATTATACCTACAAATATAATTTATTCCTTTTTGGAATAATTACAGGATTAATTCTAGCAACTATTTTAGTTCTTATTTTGGAGGTATTATAAAATTATGGAATGTGCTATATGTGGAAAAGAACTTGACGGATCCGATGAATATTGTGGTTGTGAAGAAGATTATATTAATTTCTTAAATATTAATAGATAAATTTATTTTTAAATTTTACTTTAAAAAACTTAAAAAGAATTTCTCCCAAGAAAGAACTTTTTTATCGCATAATTCTTTTAGTTCTTTTTTTGCTGATTTTAATTTTTTAAAATCTTTCTCTTCAAATGTTAAATATATTGTTTTAATTGCCATTTTCTAATCTTGGAAATTTTTTAATTAATTCTTTGTCTAAGTTTGATAATCTTTCTACATCAGTAGCTAATATTTTAATTTCCCATGTGTAATATGTTGCACCTTTAGCTGTTTCATTTCTTATCAATTTAATGCTTTCTTGTGTAACATCAAGACGACTTAATGGTGTAATTACTTCTTCCATAATATAATCACTCACTCATAGTTTATAAACCTTTCGATATATATTTAGTTCCATCTATATTAATAATTCTATAATCAAATTGAGAAAGTGCAGTCATTATGTATTCCATAGATGTTCTTCTTGATGATTTATATTCGTAGCAAACTTTATAAACAAATTTTTCAAAATCAATATCTAGATCTTTATTAAAAAGTTCTTTTATTGCTCCTACTATTTGACTTATAATATAATCACGTCTATTCATATATTATCGTAATGTTTTAATTTATTAAAAATATTTGTATGATTTTTTATTATAATGATAAACATATAAATATCAAATAATAAAATCTCTACTAATGTAAAAATTATTAATGTCCTCATATAATTGTAGGCAGGATACCCAAGTCTTTAGGCTTGGGAGGAATGCCGTCGTTTCCGTCGTTTAGTTGTGTATGAAAGATTATAACAGCACTATCGAATGGTGCAGGTGCAGAATAATCTGAAAACTTAAACCTTTTAGGCATAAATCTAATTTCTACACTGTCTTGATTTAAAATAAAATTCTGCCATCTTCTACTCGCTGTTCTAACTGGGATTAGTGCAACAGATAGTTTCCCTTTTTTACTTTCTTCAAATGCTCTTTTAATAAAGGCGTCTTGTATTTTTGTTTTGTATGGTGGATTTATAAAATTTGAATTTCCCCATTCACAAGTTAAACCATCAAAATTAGGATTATTAGGGCAAGGATCAAAGTCAAAGTGAAATTCTTTATCCATTCCGTTATAGATTTCTGTTGGAGTTCTCCAATCTTGATTAAGACTTGTCATCATAGCTTTATGATAAGTATTATTTCCCTGTAATCTTAATTGTTGTCTTTGTTCCATGTTTTAGTTAGATACTCTTCCCTTTAGTGCATGAGAGTATTTCATTTTTTAACCCCTTTTTTATCTGAGCACCCTGCGCACCATGAGCATCTTGCGCACCCTGCGCACCATGAGCATCTTGCGCACTCTGAGCACCTTGAGCAACATGAGCATCTTGCGCAACATGAGCATCTTGCGCAATCTGAGCACCCTGCGCAATCTGAGCACCTTAAGCACCTGAAGCAATTTTTATTTGTTTTATTATCTTCTATAAATTTATTAATATCTCCATTATAATTTGAATCTAAAAATTCTTTGGTGCAACCATTCTGATAATTTTCTTTATTTTTTAAGAAGTCTGAATAATCTTTAAAAATATAATTCATTTGAATTCATCTCCTGCATGACCTAAATATAATGCACCATCATCAATATTCTTATCATAAGCAAATAATAAATCAAATCCATAATCATTATAATCTTTACATATTAAAATAACATGCTTCCAATTAATAGGTTTAAATTTTGGGTTTTTAAATATTAATTCATTTCCCAAAGTCTTAGTAAATACTGTTTCTTTAACTTCTGTTTTATCTTTATTTATTGTTATATATTCTGTCATAATATAATCACTCACTCATTCTTTATAAATGTTTCTACTAATAAATATTTGTGTGTGGTGTGCCTCTTAAAATTAAGAAAAAGAAGAAAGAAATAAAAAAGTAATCAAAAAACAAAGAAAGAAGAAAAAGAATAATAGTCCCCCCGCTAAACAAAGTAGGGCTTCACATCAAAAAACAGGCACACCACACACAAAACACTTCGCCCTTGTTGCGTGATGTTATATTGTTCGGATTAATGCTCCTCATTACAATACAGCATTAATTTAACTTAGTGCTTATATTTAAATGTTTGTGAGCTCCGCTTCGCGTCGCCCAGCCATTATATATTAAA